AGATGACTGGTGGTCGTGCCAACGACATCATCTTTGATGACGTGGAAGTTCCCGGTAACTCGGCCACAGACTTGATGAGAGAGAAGCTTCTGCAGTTGGTCACCGAGGGTGAGTCTGTGCTGATCCCGCAGGACGACTCGACTATCACCTACCTTGGTACTCCTCAGACGGTCTTCACCATCTACAAGACGCTTCAAGAGAGGAACTACGTCCCAATGGTGTGGCCTGCTAGGTATCCCAAACGGGAAAACCTGGTGCAGTACGAGGGAATCCTCGCAGCCGAACTCCAGGAGGACATCGACAACTGCAGGGACTACTCCAAGCTAGAGTGGGAACCTACCGACACACGTTTCACTGAGGACGACCTACGGACTCGTGAATCGAGCATGACCAAGAGCAACTTCATGTTGCAGTTCATGCTCGATACCAGCCTGTCTGACGCTCTCAAGTTCCCCCTCAAGTTGTCGGACTTCATGGTACTCCCCCTAGATCCTAAGGTGGGACCACGTAGCCTTGTGTGGAGAGCAGATAAGGAACACCGCATCAACAATCTTCCGACCGTGGCTCTACCCGGAGACGGATGGTACAGGCCTGCAGAGATCGGAGAGTCTGAACCTTGGGGTGACACCATCATAGCTGTGGACCCATCAGGTCGTGGTAGTGATGAGACCGTGGCGTGGATCCTTTCGCAGATTAACGGCATCATCTACATCCGTGATATCTTCTACAGCACAAATGGCTACTCTGACTCTACCCTTGATGGCATACTTACTATGGCCAAAAAGTGTGGCGCCAGTCGTGGTGTCATCGAAAGTAACTTCGGTGATGGTGCAATCATGGAGATGCTCATCAAGCGAGGGAAAGAGAGGGGCATCGGGATTGCATGGGAAGAACAACGCAGCACCACACGGAAGGAAGACAGAATCATCGACACAATGGAACTTGTCCTCAATCAGCATCGGGTGTGTATTGACGAGAAGCTGATCACCAAGGACTACGAGAGCTATAATGATCAGCCTATGGAAGATCGTCTTCCGCGTATGCTGATGTACCAGCTGACTCGCATGTGTCGTGAAAAAGGCGCTGTGAAGAAGGATGACCGAGCTGACGCACTTGCTATTGGAGTCAAGTACTACCAGGACATTTATGTTGTCTCCCAGGAGATGGCTATTGAGGAAGAGGATAAGCGAAGGTTCAACATTCTGCTAGATGCGCTAACTTCTGAGCCCACAAGAAGTCTCGACATTCTTGCACTTGGGGGGACCATATCTAACCTGGAGTTAGTTATTACCAGGAGGCCCTATGGGGTCCAGACTAGGAGATAAGAAATCAACGACTTAAATCAGGGGTGACCACTTGGATCATCTCCTTTTGCTGTAGAAGGGGACCACTCTTACCCCCCTCCGAAAGACGGGGAGGGGTAGGGGTGACACACAAAGAGAGGGATGACACACTCTCCACTATAGCTGCTTATGAGGACGGAGCGGAGCGAGTCCGAATCTCTCGCTATAGTCCTCAATCTACTGACCCTTAATTCTTCAATCGAATAGAGAATAAAACTGAATCTTCTTCTACTATTAGACTATAGTTGCTTATGAAGGAGCTACGGAGTAGCGACTGAATCTATCACTATAGTTCTACCTCACTTTAACTTGTCTCTTTACTTACCTAATGACTTCTACGTGTAGCCTTGTATGGATCACTCCTAGGGCAGAGGAACAGATCGTGTATTGTGCTCGTGTATCTAACCCACGGGGACAGAGCAGTAATGATAGTCCAGACAGACTCATCCGTTACCTGCTGAAGCATGAGCACTGGTCTCCGTTTCAGATGGCTAATATGTGTGTAGAGATCAACACTACCAGGGACATCTCTGCCCAGATCCTTAGGCACAGTAGTTTCTCGTTTCAAGAGTTCAGTCAGAGGTATGCTGAGGTTGAGTCTCTTGGGCCTATGGTTATACCAGAGTTGAGGTTGCAGGATAGGAAGAATAGGCAGAGTAGCTTACAGCCTCCTGTGTCGATGATTCCAACCATCGAGGGGTTTGAGATTGAAATCCTGGATCTTCAGGAGAAATGTCGTGATGTCTATGGTCGAATGGTAAAAGCTGGTGTAGCCAAAGAGTGTGCTCGGAAGATTCTACCTATCGGGTCACCAAGTAGGCTCTACATGTCTGGGACGATTAGAAGCTGGATCCACTACCTCAAGGTGAGGTTGGGTCCTGAGACGCAGAAGGAGCACCGGGAGGTTGCAGAGGGAGTTTTAGATATTTTCAAGTTACATTGTCCTATCATCACTGAATCGGTATGCCTCACAAAATCAATTTCACAGTAGAGCAGGCCCGCAAGGTCTTGGCCACCGTGTCGCCGGGTACATATTACTACCAAGAGGCTCAGCGGTGTCTGAGGGAAGCTGGGAGCCAGCCGAGGGTCGTCAAAGGGGCTGAGCAGTAGATCGAGCCTGAGAGGCCTCCAGGAGCCTCAGGAAGGCGCTTGGGGGTCGTTGGGCGTGGGATTGGGTCTCTCGGAGCGTCGAGGGGCCTTGCTGGGCCTTGTAGGGGCCTCCCATGAGATTTTGACCAAAAAATGTGAGGGCCTTACGCCCAGCTGTGGCCGCCAATCCCCCCCATACCCCCCTTCTCCGATCAAGAATGGGGCCAACCTTGTCCATGCCCCCTGTCCAATCCGTGTCCAATCGCACTGGATACACTGCAGCGCAAGGGATTTGAGCTGCTGCGTACCTGCGTGAGAGACAGATACGCAAGGCGTGGGAGCAGTGAGGGAGGCAATTCTCAATAGGGGCAGCTTATTGAGAACGTGATGGGTGCTTGCATTCTCAATAAGGGAGACCAGTTGATTCTCAATAGTGGGGCTTCTTGAGAATAAGTGATGGATCTGTTTTTGAGAATAATTCTCAGTCTCACTGCCACGCTCACAAGCCTCTCTCTCTATATGTATGGCCAGCCCACACTGTGACAGCTGGCAAAGCGGCCCACAGCTGGTTGTGCTCCTGCCAAATCCGGGCAATGCTGTGCACAGTTAAATCAAACCACCTAAACCCCACCGACACTCTCAACCGTGGCAAACCCCAAACCCCGCGCCAACTCCCGCCACATTTCAGCCATGCTATTACTAGCCGGCCAGGATGAAATTCAGCATGGCCGATTCTGGTATCAGCAAGCATCAGACTTTGCCCATAGATTAGCAAATGCCTATGGCTGCAGCTACTATCAGGCAGCCGGTGTGATCGCCGCACTATCACCTAATCAAAGCTGGGAGCTGAATCAGCGTGCGGCAGATAAAACAATAAGTGCATGGTCTCAAGGTGTGGACCCATGCTCAATAGAAGGTGTGCCCGCTTATCCTGTAATGAGAGGAAAGGCAGCCTACATTCTCAATCATTGTGGCCCAGTCACTGACAACTTTACAACAATCTACAACACTGATCTAATAGAGTCTACACTTAATGGGCCTAAGATTACATCATTTTTCCGTTGCATAACCGGCATTCAAAATGAAGTCTGCGTCGATGGCCACGCATTATCAGTCTATCTAGGGCAACGGATCCCAACGACTAAGGTTCCTAAGATCAGTCAAGCATTGTATGCTGCAGTGCAAAGATCCTATCAGTTAGTTGCCTCCCGTAGCTATGATCTGATCGGGGAGATTCTCACACCGGCTCAGGTGCAAGCGGTGACTTGGATTGTCTACCGTAGACTCTACGCTTACAAACGGTCTAAGTAAGTTTCACTAGCCACAACCTATCCACAACTTTATCACCCATCTCCAGCTATGCTAACCCCGTACCTACTGATTCATCAGATGGCCGATGCTTACAGCAAAGGTCCTGAAATTGAGCTTAACTCGTCGATCAAAAAACTATTTCATGGTTGGCTTTATTCAGAATACACAAAGGTCACTAAACACTGTGATATCCACTACGTGGCAGCTGACATCCCCTTGGATACAGTCAAAGCCCTGTTTGAAGCTTCGGATCGACTGTTCATCTCAACTCTAGGAACATCGGCCGTGTCTGACCTAATGACCGATCAGGAAAATCTACACTTCCGCGCTGTGCATGATTGGATGCACCTTAAGATAGGAGCTGATGCAACTTGGCAAGGTGAACTAGCAACCACGCTCGCACACCTAAATACAGCACCTAAAGAGATCTGGCCCATTATTGTTTCTGAGGTGGCAGGACAAGCCTCAGTAACTATCACTACCGGAAACTTTCCAGAGCAGAGACTATCAGCCGCGTGCGCCGAACTGCTACTAGGTGAGGGTACAATTTGATGATCAAACCCACCACCCCAACTCAGCAGATACGGCATCAGCATCAGCAACTAAAGCAAGTGTGGAAGGAGAGGCTACAGAACTGGCAGCCCTTTGCACTTACAGTCCCCAAACCTAACCTAGATTAAATCATGGCTTATCAGCAATGGTACATTCCAGGACAAGACAAGCAGGGCAGAACTATTTCTATTGAGAAGTCCGACTCATCATCACCCTACGTTGCCACCTTATGGGAGCAAGGCTTACCAGTCACACGTAAGCCCCTCACAACTGAGAAGGCATTAAGTATCATCAACCAGCTCTAATCAATGTATAAAGTTCTAACTGGAGCCCTCACATTGGGGGCCCTTTTTTATGTCCTCGAATTTGGGGGGATTCACAAGCCTCTACCGCCACCATTGGTCAAGGCAGCCGATCTCCACGCCATCTGCACCCACAGGCCCCTGGAAGCCACCCGGTTGGGTCTGAACGATGGGGACTGCCGCCTTGTCTCCAGCCTGGCCAGGGGGGGCGTCAGGGCGGCTGTGAGCACCTCATGCGACCATGGAATTGAGGGCCTCTACCACCCAGGTTACAATGTGTTAATTCTTTGTGAAGGGGCCACCCACACCGGGGGGATCGGTGATACACTTAGGCATGAGGCCACCCACGCAGCACAAGACTGCAAGGATGGACTCAACAACCACACGTTGGAGGTGCTCGACCCACGATGGAATCCGTTCCTTGTCTCTGGCCTTAGGCATGATAGACTGAAAGAGCAGATCACCAACAACTACCACGATCCTGAGGTACACGCCCTAGAGTATGAAGCGTTCAGCCTCGCCCAATCGCTTCATTCAGACAACGTTTCCAGTCTTGTCTCCCATTACTGCCACTAACCATGAGATTCTCTACCACCTCCAACTCCTTCGCATCGGCAGATGATGCCGACTTCTTTAAGTCCTTCAAGCAACCTAATGCTGTGCCAACAACTATCCCTCTTCCTGGTAAAGGTGGTGACAATGACAACTGGGACGACATGACTCAGCGGATCCTCACCAATGCCCGATTCACAAGCCTCGTAGCATCCATCAAGCAAGGTGGAAGTCAGGGTTTGAGTCCTTCTCAAAAAACTGCCATTGGAGAGCTGTCCAGGTTATCTGAGGTTCACTCCAGTCCTACTGTCAGGAAGGCTCTAGCCAAAGCAAGTGAGCGGATTACTAAGGCTCGTCTTGAGTTCTGTTTTTCCCTTACATCGGTGAAGTCATGATTACACCCGAACAGTTCCAGCAGCACGCAGCATGGTTGCGCGACGGCAGCGGCAAGTGCATTGAAGCTGTTAACGCCAACCTGAGCGGTGCCGACCTGCGCTGGGCCCACCTGAGCAGAGTAGACCTGCGCGGGGCCAACCTGAACGGGGCCAACCTGCGCAACGCCGAGCTGAGCGGGGCCAACCTGAGCGGGGCCCACCTGATCAAAGCAGACCTGGGCAGGGCCAAGCTGAGCGGGGCCAACCTGCGCGACGCCGAGCTGATCAGAGCAGACCTGAGCAGAGTAGACCTGATCGGGGCCAACCTGAGCGGCGCCAACCTGAGCTACGCCAACCTGAGCGGCGCCAACCTGAGCTACGCCAACCTGAGCGGCGCCAACCTGAGCGGCGCCAACCTGAGCCGGGCCGACCTGAGCTACGCCAACCTGAGCGGCGCCAACCTGAGCGGCGCCAACCTGAGCCGGGCCGACCTGGGCAGGGCCAAGCTGAGCGGGGCCAACCTGCGCAGGGCCAACCTGAGCGGGGTCTACCTGAGCGACGCCGACCTGCGCGGTGCCTACCTGCGCGACGCCAACCTGAGCGACGCCGACCTGCGCGGTGCCGACCTGCGCTGGGCCATTGGCAACATGCGCGAGATTAAGTCTGCGCAGTTTGACCAGTGGACTGTTGCGTGGTCTTCTGATGTGCTGGCTATCGGCTGTCAGCAACACGCCATTGAAAAGTGGCGCACTGCCGACCCGCGTTGGATTGATGCGATGGATTCAAAAGCCAAGTACTGGTGGGCACGCTATAACGCCTTGGTGCTGCAGCTGATCGACGCATCACCGGCTACTGGGGTAGTGCTGGTGATTGGATCATCAAAGGAGTCAAGGGCGAGTTCTATCCCTGCAAGCCTGACATCTTCAATCAAACTTACGAACCTACAAGAGGAACACACTAATGATCAACCGTCTTCTCTGCCTCATTGGCGTTCATGCGTGGCATTACAAGCTGAGTGAGGTTGGCTATGTGCCGCTCAATGGATGGCCTGCTGGCACGACATGCGAGCACTGCGGCCAGGCACATCCGAATCCACTGCCACCTCGTAGTGAGGAGAACTAATGTCTGACATTTCAAATCGCAGCGTTGCCGAGACAATGAGGTATATGGCCTGGGAGCGAGCAAAGGGAGAGCTTCGTAGTGTTCTCCACACTTACTGGCCAATTTATCAAACAGATGGCAAAGAAAAAGATCAGGGTTTTGGCCCAGTCAACAAAAAAATAGAGCAATTTATCGAAGATGTTGACGATTTACTCCTTTGACCCACAAGTGACCACCACTTCTCTACTCTAAGATGACAAATCAACTATCTGACCACGAAGATCACTTCATGCGTATTGCGCACGCTAGGCCATTTACGGACTTGCAGCTCAACATTGCCAAGATTCTTGCACGCGGGCTTCAAGGCTTGCCAGAGAATGATGGCAGTCAGGATTGGATGGAAAACGCTGTAGGCATCTGCCTAGAGGCCATTGCTGAGGCTGTCCAGCTTGAGCCGGAGACCACGGACAATCCGCCTCTTTGGACGGAGGGGATGCGGCCATGATGGTCAATATCAACAGCGACAGCGTTATCACACTCATCGCCATGGTGATTATCGTGGCGGTTTATCTTCGGAGGTCTTCACGATGACTATTAGCAGCAGCGATCGTGCAGCCATTATTGCCAGACTTAAGCAACTGGCTCATGCAGTCACGCTTGGCCCCGAGGCGGTAGCCAGGGAGTACACCATGCGCGTGCCTGCAGAGCCGTTACGCGATGCGGACCTCGTTCTATCCACTGCGGCAGACCTCCTATCCCAGCCTGAGCCTGAGGGGGTGACGGAGCGAATCGCATCCATTGCAACGGCGGTTCGAGAGTGCGCTTTCGGCTGGGAACCTACTGCGCGACTGATCGGCAATGTCTGTGCCGAAGATGTTGCCGATCTATGTGGCGCCATCCTCGCCCGCTACGCCCGCCCCACCACCGAGCCCGTGCCCGGCTGCTCCCTGGTCGAGCGCCGCAGTTGGAGTATCAAATGAAAAGACAAGTTCACGCCGAAAGCGGAAAACCCTTTTGGGTTGGGGCAACACTTGACGCCCACTTTGACCCTTCCATGTTTGAAACAGTCCCTAATCAGCATGACACGAATCGCCGCCAATGGGCATTGCATACAGACGTTGGAAGCCTGACCGTATTGGATCGAATGACAGGGTTTGGCTAACGCGATACTGAAACGGCCTTTAGAGAGCCCAGCGGCTCCTTTTGGCTGGCATCGGGTGATCAAGATGTCCGCCTTTCGGGTGCTGTAACTCTCGGCGAAGCGATTGCATGGGTAAAACAGCGAGCCACTAGCACCTACCAGCCCACAAAAACAGAGAGCTAATGCCCACCCCACCCCTATCCCCCGCCGCGCAGGCTGTATGGGATGCTGCATGGACAAACTGTCCTGTTCAGTGTGGCAACATTGAAGGCACTCGTCGATCTCAGATCGCCGCCGCGCTGATCGCTGCTGTGGATCGGGTAAAGCTAGGACCCGACGAATGGGAAGGCTCTAAACCCGATGACTACGAACTAGGCTGGAACCGCGCACTCAGCATCATTACCCACATCGCCGCCGAACTGCGGCAGGAGGGGCAGCCCAGGCCAACAAATGACTGACCTTCCAACCTGGGAAGTGGTGTAGATTCTATCACAAGCCAAATGCTCATGACACAAACACCAGTCCAGCGACAACTTGCCCTGGAAGATGAAGCACGTACTGAGGCCCGCAAACGACTCAAGGAGCGGACAAAAGCTGCAGAGGACAATAACTACTGCAGTGCCACCGTGTATGGCAAAGCCTTCATGCGGAGGACAGACAAAGGTGAAGATCCTGTAGCCATCATCGCTGAAAGGATCAGGGAAAGTATCAACCGTATTGGCCAAGGTCAATCAGCTGAGTATGGTCAGGACGTAGCCAATGTCCAAGGTATGGATCCTTACGTGCTATCCTTGATCACCATCAAGATGACCCTTGATCATAGCAAAATGGTGTTCCCTAAAAACACCCTTCAGTACCTAGCTGCTGCTATTGGTGAAAGGATCTACGACGAGTACCAGCTCAGTTGCTTTGAAGCTGCCTACCCAAAGGAGTTTGAATCAGTCAGGTTCTACCAAAAAGGAAAGCGCAAGGGCTACTCCTACGCCAGGCAAGACTACCGCTCCAAAATGAACAAGGTGGCCCACTCCTCACCTAAGTGGATGCCTACCACCAAGTGCAAGATTGGGACCTGGTTCCTGAAGCAGCTGATGGAGGTGACGGGCTGGCTTGAGCTGAAGGCCCACAAGGTCCGACACAAGGACCACACCTTGGTGGTGCCCTCACAAGCCTTCATCGAGGCCCGTATGGCCCTCCTGGAGCGTGCTGAGGAGATCGCCATCTGCCAGTGGCCCATGCTGTGTGAGCCGATGCCCTGGACCTCTAAGGTGCGTGGTGGCTACTTGGATTCCACGCTCAGGGAGAGGCACTCCATGATCCGCAGCCGAAGAGGGGGACCACTAGTACCGGCTACGATTGATGGCACCCCTGCACTGAGGATGCTGAACAAGATCCAGAAGGTCCCCTACAGGGTGAATCGACTGATCTATGAAGTAGCCGTGGAGTGTAAGGAGAGAGGACTAACCATTGGTAAGTTCTGCCAGATGCAGCCTCAAGAACCTCCCGTCAAACCTGACTGGGACTCGGCCTCAGATGAAGCCAAGTTGGAGTATAGGAGGGCTAGGACTCAAATCGAAGACTCAAACTACACGTTGAGTCAGAAGAACTACAGAACCAATGAACTACTATTCGTAGCCAAGAAGTTTGTAGACGAAGAAGAGTTCTGGATCCCCTGGTCATTTGACTACAGGGGTCGAGCCTACCCACTCTGTACTGTGCTACATCCTCAGGGGACAGACTTTGAAAAGAGTCTACTCCTGTTTGCTGAGCCTGGTCCTATCGAGGAGTACTGGTTAGCCTTCCAGGTTGCCACTACGTTCGGACTCGACAAGTCTACAATGGAGGAGAGACAGCAGTGGGTCAGCGAGAACCACGATCTCATATCTAGAATCGCCAATGATCCGTTAGGCAATTTGTCTGACTGGTCGGATACAAGTGAGCCTTGGTGCTTCCTTGCATCTTGTGTCGAATACAACGACTGTGTGATTGATAGATCAAGAGACTGGTCTAACCTACCCATTGGTGTTGACGCTACTTGTTCTGGTCTACAGCATCTTGCTGCGTTGACTCAGGATTTGTCAGCTGCTTCACTGGTCAATGTGATTGTCACAGACAAGCCCGCTGATGCTTACTTAGCTGTTGCTGAAAAAGCGAAAGAGTTCTTGCCTGAGAAGTATCATCCTCTGATGAATCGAAAGGTTACAAAGAGGACGGTCATGACAACACCCTATGGTGTCACTGCTAGCTCTGCTCGTGGTTACATCAGGGAGGAGCTACCACGGGAATTTCCTGATGGGTCCCCCGTTGAATTGAGTTTGGTTACCAAGGCTGTTTTTACTGAAGCTATTCCTTCTGTCATACCTGGTCCTATACGGGCCATGAAGTTCATTAGGAATGCTGTAGTAGAAACAGTCAAAAGGACTGAAAGCTCTTCAGTGTGTTGGGTCACTCCCTCTGGGTTTCCTGTTAAGCAGGATCTCAGGAAGTGTGAGTCAATCAGGATCAAAACCAAGTTACTTGGCAGCAGTGTACGCTACTCCCTGAGTCTCGACACTGAGGAACCTGATCTCAACCATCACCGTGGGGCATCTGCTCCTAACCTTGTCCACAGTTTGGACGCCTCCCTGCTCCACCTGGCATTCTCTGAGACTGACTATCCCTTCACCTTGATCCACGATTGCATCCTCGCTAGGAGTTGCGACATGGGTAGGGTGTCCAGGGACATCAGGATCAAGTTTGTCGAATTGTATCAAAAGCCTGTCCTAAGGGATTGGGCTGCTCAACTTGGAGTAGAATTTGATGAGAGCATCATCATCGGTGATCTCGACATCAACTGCTCCCTCAACTCACCCTATCTTTTCTGTTAAGCAAATGCCTACCGCTACCGCTACCGCTCCTGCTACCGAAGTGACCCTCTCCAAGGCCGACCAGAAGAAGCTTGGCACCTACAGCTTCCACGAGCCTGCTCCTGCTGAGGACTATGACCCTGAAGCTGTGGGTGCCATCTCGGTCTTCCAGTTCGTGCTGAACGCCAAAGGCGATGCCCTGAAGAGTGCCCGTGTTGGCTCTATCCGCTTCAAGCGGTTCACCACCGACGTTGCCATCAAAACCGCCAAGGCCATCGTCAAGCGCCTCAATGCCGGTGAAGAGGGTGTCTTCCCTGAGTGTGGTGTGATCGCCGTCCCCACTGGCCGTCCCCGTGGCCGTCGCCCTGCTGCTGGCTGAGTGAAGCCATACCCAGGTGGTGGGTCTTCCCTGAGGCTCACCACCGTTCCTCTCACAAGCCTCCTCTTTTCTATGCCTCTCACTAAGGACACCGTGGCCTCCTCTGCTTACCGTGAAGCCCTCGATGCTGGTTGCTCTGTAGCTGATGCTGAGACTGCCTACCACATTGCAGCTGAGGACATTGAACCAGCGGCTGATGAAGACTACGGCCCCAACGACCGACTCACCAACGACGTTTACTGAAATGGCTGCACCTAAAGTATCCACCTTGCCCTTGGTGAGTTCAGCTCCCAACTACAAAGCCCTCGCTGAGCAATTCAATCAGCAATACCCAGGTTTGGGATGGGATGAAGGGATCGTGGAGCAGTTCGCTCAAACCTACGATGAGACCCTGAACGAAACACTTGAGGATCACCTTGAGTGCTACGCTGATCACCAGGTTCTTGTTGCCTCACTTGCTACTGAAGAGAATGTCTGAAAACCGCTTCATCATCACGGCCACCCTTGAAGGCTTCATCAACGCCCTCAGACCTGGTGGCAAGTTCGACAACTGTACCATCAGCTTCAAGATTCCTCCTGCAGAACTTCAGGAGTTTGATGAGTGCTTCGAGAAGTGCATTGCCTGGGGTGTCAAGACTCTCAAAGACAAGAAGGTATCTGAACGCAAGATCGAGAAGGCCGCTCCTAAGTGGGAAGAAAACGGCCTTGTCAAGTACAACTACGCTGGAGACGATAATCCTCCCATGTTCCCTTGGGTAGATGCCAAGGGTGAGCCCATTGATCTCGGTATCAGCATCTGGAAGGGTACGGTTGTCCGACTCATCATTGATCTGAAGCCGTACATCTATGGCAACAAGGTTGGATGCTCCCTAAAGGTACGTGGTGCTCAGATCCTCAAGCTGGTATCCAGCGGTGGTGGCTCTGATGCAGGAGATCTCTCTGATGAAGAAGTGACTAACCTCTTCGGTGAGGTTGATGGCTTCTCCCAAAGTGACCCCAACTTCAATCCTCCTGAAGATGAGGGAGAGGTGGGTGAAGAGAGAGACGACGACGCGCCCTTCTGATGACTAAGTACCGCTCCAAACTTGAAGAGAAGCTGGCGCGGTATCTGGAGCTGAATGACAGGCAGTTTGAGTACGAACCTACCAAGCTGCCTTACATCATTGAAGCCAACTACACACCCGATTTCGTACTAACAAATGGTGTAATCCTAGAAGCTAAAGGTTGGTTCAAACCAGAAGACCGACGCAAGATGCTTGCCATAAAACAGGCTCACCCAGAGCTTGACATTCGGATGGTGTTCCAGAACCCGCAAAACCCAATCAACAAGGGATCCAATACCACCTACGCTATGTGGTGTGACAAGAATGGATTCCCGTGGGCACACTACATGAGGATACCGATTGAATGGTTCAACTAGACGACTCTGATTCGGAGTTCGTCTGCCATGAGCCCTGCCCAAGCTGCGGGAGTAGCGATGCCAATGCTGTCTACACTGACGGTCATACTCATTGCTTCTCCTGTGGCCACCATACAGGTTCAACAGGCGACACAATCCAAAAGCCAAATCGACGTGCAATTATGGATTTCACTGGCGAGATTATTCGCCTAAAGACCCGCAACATCAACCAAGAGCAGTGCAAGAAGTTCAACGTCAGGTACGACTCTGAGACTCAAACTATCAAGTTTCCGTACTACGACGAAGAGCGTCAGCTGTGTGGATTCAAGGGGAGGCAACCAGGGAAGGACTTCTTCTACTCTGGTGTCAACTCCAAAACACTCTTTGGCCAGCAGCTGTGGGGTAAGGGGAAAAGCATCACAATCACTGAAGGTGAGATCGACGCTTTGAGCGTGTTCAAGGTACGACCTACCTGGCCAGTTGTAAGCATCCCGAACGGTGCGAAGTCTGCCAGGAAAAGCCTTGAACGTCAGCTCAAGTGGTTGCTCAACTTTGAGGAGATTATTCTATTCTTTGACTCTGACTCTGAAGGACAAAAGGCTGCTCAAGAGTGTGCCCCACTGTTCCCCCACAACAGATGCAAGATCGCCACCATTTCTCCTTACAAGGATGCGAATGAGGCGATTCAAGCTGGAGACACAGCAGCGGTACTGCAGGCCATCTACAATGCTGAGCCTTGGAAGCCGAAGACAATCATCGACGGGTCCACCCTGTTTGATCTAGTTCAGAAACCACTAACCGGGAAAGATGCTTCATGGCCTTTCATTGGGCTTAACAGTGTGACGATGGGCTTGCGCTTGGGTGAGCTGGTCACAGTCACAGCAGGTACTGGTGTTGGCAAATCTACCTTCTGCGGTGAGGTTGCTCAGCACCTTGTCGATGAGGGTCATACTATTGGCTACATTGCCCTAGAGGAGTCCATCCAACGGACAGCCCTTAGGTTGATGAGTGTCAAAGCTGATCGACCACTCCACATCGACAACTCCGGCGATCTCAAGGAAGCATTCAGTGCTACTCTTGGCACAGGACGGGTGTTTCTACGTGACGGCTTCGGATCAGTGGACCCGGATGCAATCCTGGCTGACTGCCGATTCCTAGTTATGGCTCACGGGGTCAAGTGGATTGTCCTCGATCACCTCTCGATCCTGCTCAGTGGTAATGACACAGGGGACGAGCGCAAGCTGATTGATGTGACCATGACCAAGCTCCGCTCCTTCGTGGAGGAGACCAGAGTGGGGATGCTGCTCATCAGCCACCTCAGGCGGCCTCAGGGGGACAAGGGACACGAAGATGGGGGGAAGGTCTCCCTAGGCCAGCTGCGGGGCTCACACGCCATCGTACAGCTGTCTGACATCGTGATCGCCCTGGAGAGGAACCTCTCAGCCGGGGATGATGAGTCCAACCTGGTGGTCCTCAAGAACCGCTTCAACGGACGCACCGGACCTGCAGGGGTTCTGTGCTACAATACAGAGACAGGCAGGCAGACTGAGATCCTGGCTGCTACCTTCAACTCACTTGACTCTTCGGAGGAGGAACCGTTTTAAGCTATGAAACTGACACTCAATCAAAGGGTTGCTGAAGCATTAGTCTTTACTGACTTGATTAACGGGAGTCCTGTTTCTGGGATTCAAAACTTCTTCTTTATCACTGGCACTGCTGCTTACGGCTTGCCTGGCGTAAATCCTGGGGACATTGATTTTGTAATCAGACGGGAGCATTTTAATAGGCTCCGATCAGGAGAAACAGGTTTCTGGGAGGAATCAACTTACTTCCCTAACAGCAGCTTCAAGATAGAGAAGAATGGGATTATTTACAACGCCGTTGTTGTGGACTCTGAATTGGAGTACTCAGCTTGGTGGAATGCCACAGTAGCTGTGCGTAGTTTGGCTCAGTGCCTACATCCGGGGCCAGGACTTCTAGCTCGCAAGGCTACCCGTGTGAAGCTATTTGAGGGTCTCTTGTCTGAGTTCAGTAACCCTAAATCACAATTCAATGCGCCTAGCCTTTGACATTGAAACGGATGGCCTTCCTCGCCAGGGGCTATCCAAGATCCACTGCATTGTTGCACGGGATCTTGATCACGGCCATGTGCATAGATTCAGGGAAGGCTACTTGCTTGATGGCGTGCGATTACTATCCGATGCTGAGCTTCTTGTAGGCCACAACATCGTCTCGTTCGACATCCCTGTACTGAAGCAGTTCTTCCCTGATAACTTCCATGAGCGAGATGTCATCGACACCTTGATCCTCAGTCAGATGAGGTTCCCTGACATCCTCAACCGGGACTTCAGGCAGAAGCCTATCAGGATGCCAGTCAAGCTCTATGGCCGCCACAGCCTTGAAGCTTGGGGCTACCGGTTGGGTGAGTACAAGGATGGCTTCTGCCACAACACAGACTGGAAGGAGTGGTCCCAAGAGATGGAGGACTACTGTACTCAAGATGTTATTGTATCTGCCACACTGTTTGGTAGATTCAGTAAGTTCATCGAGGAGCATGGCCCTTCCATTCAGTTGGAGCATGAGTGTGCCCGCATTATGGCCCAGCAGGAGTTCCTGGGGTGGCCCTTTGATGTGAAGGCTGCACAGACTCTTGAGCTTGAACTACAGCAGGAGAGCTGCTCGCTGGCAGACGCCATGCGTGACAAATTCCCTTACGTCGAGGGATCCAAGTTTACTCCAGCCAGAGACAATAAGTCCAAGGGCTACATCAAGGGGGCAGTGTGTACCAAGCTGAAGGAGTTCAATCCCACAAGCCGCGACCACATTGCCTGGGCCTTTCAAACCTGGAGAGGGTGGAAGCCTGAAGAGAAGACTGACACCGGGAAACCCAAGATTGACGAAACCGTTCTTCTTGGGATTGGGACGGAAGAGGCCAAGACCTTTGCCCGCCTCCTCGATCTACAGAAGGCCCTAGGCCAGCTCTCCTCTGGGAAGAACTCCTGGCTCCAGCGGGTCACCCCTGAAGGTAGGATCCACCACAGGTGCGTCCTGGCAACCAACACGGGGCGCAATGCCCACTCCAACCCCAACCTGGGTCAGGTGGCCTCAGACCCCCGCTGCAGGGCTCTCTTCGTGCCCCCAGAGGGGATGGTTCAGATCGGGGCAGACGCCTCTGGTCTTGAGCTTCGGATGCTCGGCCACTACCTCGCCTTCTTCGATGGAGGGCGCTTCGCTGACATCGTGGTGAACGGTGACATCCACCAAATCAACGCTGATGCAATCGGAGTATCAAGGAAGCAGGTAAAGAGCATCACCTACGCCTTCATCTACGGTGCGGGTGATGAGAAGCTTGGGGTAACAACAGACTCAACCGTTAAGGGTAAGGCTGCAGTCAAACTAGGCAAGGAGATCCGAGCCAAGTTCACTGCAGCTATCCCAGGTCTTGGTCAACTACTTCAAGCTGTAGCCAAGAAGGCTGATGGTGACATTCTTAAGGGACTTGACGGTAGACCTATCAGGCTCCAAGGGAAGAAGCACGCTGCCCTGAACTACCTGCTTCAGTCAGCTGGTGCGATTGTGTGCAAGAAGTGGCTGGTAGACAGCTACGGAATCCTTGAACGCTATGGTCTAATCCCTGGGGTTAACTACCAGCCTCTAGGCTTTATCCATGATGAAATACAGCTTGCTTGCACCCCAATCATAGCTGAAGTTGTGAAGACAGTCCTAACCTCAACCATGCCTAATGTCGGAAAACACTTCAAACTCAAAGTACCCCTCGCAGCGGAAGCCAAAGAAGGTGAAAGCTGGGCAGACTGCCACTGAGACACAGCTACGCATCGACGCTGACTTTTACGCTTACCGTGCTTGTCAGCAAAATGAAGAGGAGCTAGATTGGGGAGAAGACCTGATCACCATTTCGTCCAACTTCAAGGAGGTCGTCAGATCCTTTGAGTCAGTCTTGACCAGCCTCAGGAGGCAGTTTGAGACGGACGATGTGATCCTCTACTTCTCACACCACACCAACTTCCGTAAGGTGGTTGACCCTGAATACAAGGGCCAGCGTATCAAGAGGAAGCCTGTAGGATACAAACGCCTTCTTCAGTGGTGTGACGAGAACTACCCTACACGTACCTACCCAAACATTGAAGCGGATGATTCCCTCGGTATTGACTGCCATCTCGATGACAATGACTTCATCCTCGTCTCACCTGATAAGGACATGAAGCAGATTGCTTGTCGCCACTATGACGAGAAGCAAGAGTTCACTGTCACAGAACAGGAGGCTGACTACTTCTTCTACCAGCAGATCATCACCGGAGACCCGGTAGATGGTTACAAGGGGATCCCCGGTAAGGGTGAGGTAGCTGCCAAGAAGATTCTCGACAACACCCCCAGGGAACGGTGGTGGGCTGCTATCCTAGGGGAGTACCTAAAGGCTGGTCTCACTGAAGAGGACGCTATCCGCAATGCCACTCTAGCCCGAATCCTTCGCCCAGGCGAATACGAAAACAACGACGTGCATCTATGGACCCCTCCACCACTGCCTGGGTTGAATTGATCTCTATCTTCATCATTCTATGTTCTATTTATGGCAACTTACCGGCTTATCTTGTCCTCCAATTCAGAGCGTATGCTCAGCAAATCAACCGAATCTACCTTGGAACCTGTATCCGAATCCGACTCTGGTTCGACCGACTCGGATACCGTAAAGGACCCCTGGGAAGATTGGTATCGAGCTGGCAACTCTATCGAATCCGCAACAACCCAGCCTACCGTGAGCTATTCAATCAACAATCAACCGGTGACTCAGATCAACACTGAAGACCTCCTCAAGGAGCGAGGTGGACGCTACGGCAAGTTCACTGATCATGCCTTTGTCACACAAGCCCTTCTTGGGTTTGTTGGGGATGAACTGGAGCGTCGTGACAAGCAACTGCAGTCTGATCAAAAGGAGGCTCTCCACATGATCTTCCACAAAATCGGGAGAATTGTAAATGGGGATCCAAACTACTCGGATTCCTGGCACGACATTGCTGGCTATGCTAAGCTGGTAGCTGACCGACTTGATGGAGTTTCTCAATGACCCAACGTATCCAAGAAGCCTACGAGTTCCGTTCCGCAATGGAGCAGCCTATCCATAGCGATGACCCTAGACTTATCCAAGGTCAACTTGATCTGATCTTTGAGGAGTACAATGAGTTCTGCTGTGAGGTTGAGACCAACGGTGCTAGGGTAGACCAGCTCAAGGAGCTTTCCGACCTGGTGTACGTGTGCTACCAGTTCGCAGCTGCTCGTGGTTGGGATCTTGATCAAGCCCTAGAGCGGGTGCATCAGTCCAACATGACCAAGCTGGTTAACGGTAAGTGCCTCAAGAACTCAGCTGGTAAGGTACTCAAGGGTCCTGACTACATACCTCCATTCCTCAACGATCTCGTCTAACCATGAGCCCTGTAGTTCTGGGTACAGAGCCTGACCTAAACACCAGGGCCTATTTAATCGATGTGGATGTTCGCACTGGCCGACCAGTATGGTCCTCACATCCAGATTGCTACAGGGCCTGGTACAAGAAAAACGAGAGGCTCCTAGAGTTACGAGGCAAGCCCCACCTAGACTCTTGGGAGTTCCTTGAGTGGCTTGAACTAGAAGACGTAGAGCACATTGATCACTTTATCGAGAATCCACACCTATGACCGAATCTGCAAACCCTATTGCTCGCACTGGCCGTGTTCAATCCTGGATCGACAACCCCGAATCACGGCTCCCCGTTTCCTGCACGGTCTTTGTTGTCGAGGACTCTATGGAGGGTCCGAACGGTATTGAAGCTTCTTGGCGTTTTGTCTCCCACGCTCTTCGCAATGGTGCTGGTTGCGCGGTCCATCTTTCTAAGCTACGCCCCGCTGGAGCTGACAATGGCCGTGGTCTTGTTTCTTCTGGGCCAGTTTCTTTTGCTCGCATCTATTCGTCCCTGAATGAGACCCTTAGGCGTGGTGGTGTCTACAAGAATGGAGCAGTGGTGCTTCACCTTGATTATGATCACCCTGACATACTTGAGTTTATCAATACTCCTCGTGCCCAGCTACCTTGGGTGAAGAGGTGTGTTGATGTCGATGAGCACTTACTTGAAGATGCCAGATATGGAGTCATTCCAGCTTTGCTTGAGGGTATCAAGCGTGGCGACATTTGGCTTAACAAAATCCGTTACAACGAAGAAGGCGATAGAATCTATGGAAACGTCTGCCTTGAAGTCTACCTTCAATCTCGTGGAACCTGCCTCCTCCAGCATGTCAACCTTGGAGCCTGCACAACCGGCAGCCTCGCTTATGTCTTCCCAAAAGCAATGGAGGAGTTGGTTGCTCTCCACGCAAGGACAGGTGTGGGCAGCACTGGTGAGTACCTTAGTCCTGATGTGGATCGTCAAGTTGGATTGGGAAATCTAGGACTAGCCAACTTCCTGGCTCAGAACAAGATCAGCTACTACCAGTTTGGTGAAGCTCTTGAAGCCTACCATGAAGGAGAAATCACCACAGTCACTCCCGCCAATGCTGCAGTCTTTTACCTTGCCCTTGGTATCAATCGTGCAGCCAGCGTAGCTCGCAATGCTGGAATGGAACGTGCCTTTTGTATCGCTCCCACAGCCAGCTGCTCTTACCAAAACAAGGATCTCCGGGGCTACACTACTGCTCCAGAAATTGCACCTCCTATCAGCCGAGAGGTTGATCGAGACAGTGGCACCTTTGGTGTTCTGTCTTACACATACCCTCCTGACATCGAGATTGCTTCTGAGGTAGGCTGGAGGACGTACAACAAGGTCGTAGATGGCATCGTCCTGCTGTTCCAGAAGACTGGGTTGTTCCACGGTTACTCCTACAACAGCTGGAGTGATGTCGTCACTTACGACGAAGCCTTCCTAGAAGACTGGCTCAACTCCCCACAAACGTCTCTCTACTACTCTCTCCAGGTCATGCCAGATACCCAGTCGAAAGACGATGCTCTGGCTGCACTTGATGACGACTACAAGGATTTCTTCAATCTTGATGAGTCCTGCTCTATTGATCAAAACGATAACTTCTGCTCAGCCTGCAGTGAATAGTCATGGCCGATTCCCCATACCTACAAGTCATTAGTCGTAAACGTAAGTGGACGCCTGTTGCTGTTCAACGTGGCCGTCTGGTTGAGGGCTCCGAAGAGTCCATGTACCGAGCCCTTGCTCTGAGGCGCCTGGAGCTGCCTGTGGCTGACTTCCTCAGGGAAGCTCTCCGCAAGGATCTACCGGGCACCAAGGGTGTTGTAGAGGCCCTAGAGAGCAACGTCAGAGACGAGGAGCGACACGACCAGGCCCTGGACTTCGTGATCGAGGCCCACGGCACAGACGATCGAGCAGAGCGTGAAGGTGCTCATGTCCTGAAGGCGTGGATCGAGGCACCTGAACATCCAATCCTCAAAGCAGCAATCCTAGAGCGCAGTGTCTTCTTCGTACTTCTCCCCTTCTACCGATTCAACGGTGACATCGGAATCCGAACAACCGCAGCCGACATCAGCCGAGACGAGCAAGTTCACGTTGCCGTCCACTCAATGGTCTGCTCTGAGCTTGGACTCAAATCGACGCAAAGTCTCAATCGACTACGCCGAGCGACTGTGGGATGGGTGATTGATGGCCTCAAGTCCAGCTCCAACAAATACCTGGACAAAGACTTCTGGCTTGCACAGTCAGATTCCCTCTATGAACGTGGCAAGGCTCCTGGATTGAGCGACACCAAACGATCCAGAATGCCTGCCTTCTTTGAAGCTTCCAACACCGACCTCCCCCAATATGGCTAACATCACCGGCTCCGTGCTTGACCTGACTCTGCCACATGACATCCAGTCGATGGTAAAGACCCTTGAAAACTGCTTCCCCGATACGCACCCTCGTGTATCAGTGGGTGAATTTGAGCTTGGCTATCAAGCTGGAGCCATTGAAGTTATCCGACGACTAAAGGAGTACAGCAGTGTCTAAGAAGCAAGTAAAAATAGAAGGGCAAGGTAAGGTCAACCTCAAGCGTGACTTACTTCGCCCACTAAAGGAGAGTCTGCCTCAAACCTTTGCAGCCAATGACAAAGAGTTCAGGCCTGAAGACTGGAAGAGCGTCAAGCAGACCTTAAAGGGATTCAGTAAGGATGGCAAGGTAACTCAGCAGGAAGTAGTTGCTTCGGTTGCCAAACTACCTGGATTCAGCAACAGCGAGCGCTGGCTTACTCAAGGCTCTACTCGTAACGCTATTGATGCAGCCAGGTACAGTGACTACCTGGATAAACAGAACAATAGGCTATCTGCATTTACCAGTCGGCAGTCTGAGGTGATTGGCTCTATTATGGGTGAATCTTCCCGCAGCATTGCCTCTCAGCTAGACATGATTCGCTCTCAAGCTGATCAGTCTCTTGGAGGATTTCAGTCAATGTTGGACATGGCTATGTCTCAGTCACAAGCCATCAACTCTCAGCAACGAGCAGCCTTCGATGAGGCCAATCAGGCATCTGAGCAGGCTATCCGTCAGTATCAATCACAGATTGCTTCCCTTCCTGGATTTACCCCAATTGATCAGATTGGAGGAGAATCTGAGCAGGTCTCCGGTTGGAACCCTCTTCAACCAATTGGTGTTGAGCGTCAAGCTGCAACGATACAAAGGACTCCTGCAATGACAGGATTCAGTTCAGAACAAATGGCTAGCTCTTCAAGGCAGCGTACAGGCATCCAAGGCTTCCGTAGGAGGGCAGCGTAGTGATGAAAGAATCAGCACAAACCAGGTATCTAGAACTTGCAGCACGTAGAGATTCAAACGTCCTGGAGACGGCACGCCGCTGCGCAGAGCTGACACTGCCATACCTGCTCACCCGATCCGGTACAGCCGAAAGTCAAACTCTACCTGAGACCTGGCAGAGTGTGGGGGCAAAGGGTGTAAGTGTGATGGCCTCAAAGCTTCTGCTTGCCATTATGCCTCCAACTACGAGCTTTTTCAAACTCCAAATCAGCGATGGGGAGTTTGTTAGGGACCCCCAGACGAATGCTCAGATCAAGTCTGAGATTGACCTTGTACTGTCACGGACAGAGAGGATCGTCTTGCAGCACATCAACGAAACCCAAGATCGGGCGAAGTTGTTCAGCTGCTTCAAGCACCTTGTAGCTACAGGTAACGTCCTTGTCTACATGCAGGATGACGCTGACCTCAAGCTGTACCCTATCAATCGATATGTGGTTGATCGTAGCGGAGGTGAGAAGCTCCTTGAGGCCTTGACTGTTGAGGTGGTCAACCGGGACACCCTGCCCCCTAGCTTCCATAGCCAGGACAGGGATGGATCCGATAGGCCCTCAGGCCCCTCTACAGCCGCCTCCACGCCCATCAATGAAAATGAGGTGGAGGTCTTCACCTGGGTCAAGTACGACCCCGCCAAGAAGCTATACAAGTGGCACCAGGAAGCTGACGACAAGGTGATCCCCGGCACTGATGGTCAGGCCAAGGAAGACGTATGCCCGTGGCTTGCTCTTCGCTTCAATGTGGTTGATGGGGAGGACTATGGCCGTGGCCGAATCGAGGAGTACCTTGGGGACCTGAGATCCTTGGAGAGCCTCACTCAAAGCCTCGTAGAGGGTGCTGCGGGCTCTGCTCGGATGGTGTGGTTGGTAAGCCCTGCCTGTGCCTCCTCACCTGAGCTGCTGGCCCAGGCCCCCAGCCTTTCGTTCCAGGTTGGTCGGAAAGATGAAGTCACTGTGGTTCAGGCTGGCAAGGCGGCAGACCTGGCAGTGGCCAAGGATCGGATCGAGGCCCTCACGGCTTCTCTATCTGAAGCCTTCCTTATTTTTACCCCCCGTCAATCTGAGAGGACTACAGCCGAAGAGATCCGTGCTACCCAGCAGGAACTCAACGAGCAGCTTGGTGGTAATCTCGGGGTGCTGACTGTAGACCTCTTACAGCCATACCTAGCTAGGAAGATGTTCATCCTTCGCAAGAAGAGGATGCTTCCTGATCTCCCAGAGAATATGGTGATCCCTACGATCATCACCGGTATGGATGGCATTGGTCGTGGTCAGGATCGAGAGGCCCTGATCATCTTTGCCAGAACTCTTCAGGAAACACTTGGACCTGAGGCTATGGCTCAATACCTCAAACCTGAGGAGCTGATCAAACGTCTAGCTGCGTCTGTCGGGATTGATGCCCTTGGACTTGTCAAGACGGACGAAGAGAAGCAGCAAGAGAAGCAGCAGGCCTTCCAACAACAAGCCGCTCTCCAAGATAAGCAGAATGAACCCGCACTCGCTAAAGTAGCAGTAGATGCCCAACAACTACAACAGAACCAAGCCAATGCCCAGAGTACGCCAACAGCCTCAACCGGTGGAAGTTGAAGAGCAGCGAGCACGTAATGAGGAGGGTGAATTTGCAGGGGATGACCCTAGCACCCCTGAGGTCAACGAAGCTTACGATCCTCCTCGTCAGATTACTGGTACTCAAGGTGTACTCAAGTCGGAAGCTAAGCCCAAGGCTGGATACATCAAGGCTGCTCGAAAGTCTGTGACCAGCATTGGCTTCGGCACCACCAAAGTCTACAGCGTTTCCCCTCAATCCTAATTCATGGCTATCGAACTTACTGATACAGAAAAGGCTGCCCTTGCCAAGGGTGAAGAAATTGAAGCCGCTGAACGTGAGCAGGAACAGCAGACGTACACCAAGGCTCGGGAGGACTCAGAATCTGAGCTGAAGTTTGCGGGGAAGTTCCGAACGGCGGAAGACCTGGAGAAGGGTTACCTGGAACTTCAGAAGAAGCTTGGGGGCAAATCCACAGAGTCATCCGAAGACGAGATCAGCGAAGAAGAGCCCGAGACTGCGGAATCCGAAGAACAGGAAGCTGAAGAGCCTGAGGAAAAGGAGAAGTCCGTAGAGGCAAAGGAGCCTGAAGTACCTACTCTTTCTGATAAAGATACCCAGGCTATCCTTGAAGCTGTTGGTGGCAAAGACACCTACGACAAGGCAATTGAATGGGCAGCCGAGAACATCAGCAAAGAGGATCAAGCCGACTTCAACAAGGTACTTGAATCCCAAAATGCAGCCGCAATCAAGTTCGCTGCTGAAGCACTTGTTCAAAGGTATAAGTCCCAGGCTGACTTCCAAGGAAAGACTTACACTGGACGAGGTGATGCCAACCCTGGAGTCAAGCCATATCGCAGTCGAGAAGAAGTAAACACTGCCCTCAGTGATCCCCGCTATGATCGGGATCCTGCTTATCGAAATGATGTAGCTGATCGTTTGGCCGTAAGCCCTGACGATCTGCTCTGATTGGAAGCTGGTGCTTTATGTGAGGGGTTCGATTCCCCTCCTTTCCTATTGTCGGCCCAACACCTGTGTCTGCGGACATACGTGGTGAGTGGATACCCGGCAGGCCTGTCAAATTGAATACTTCAAGTCTATTCGCGAATGGGCGTCGTCATAAACACTCTACTTACTAAGATAAATGGCTGGAACTTTTGCACCTCCTGGAGTCGTAGGCTTCCAGGGTCAGATTAACAATACGGGCTCTGAGCGTGCCACTTACCTCAAGCTCTTCAAAGGTGAAGTCTATCAGGCTTTCACTAACTCCTTGATCTTCAAGGAGACCATCATGAACCACGAGCTGCGCAATGGGCGTGAGCATCAGTTCATCCACACTGGCCGGATGACCTCCAGCTACCATGTGCCTGGTACGTCCCTCCTGGACAAGGCCGAGCAGCTGCGGGTTGCTGAAACCACCGTGACTGTGGATGACCTGCTGACCTCCCAGGCCTTCATCTACAACCTGGATGAAGTGCTGGCTCACTACAGCACCCGTGGTCCCATCGCCCGTCAGATCGGGCAAGCACTGGCTGAGCGTTACGACCGGATTGTGGCTCGTGTGCTGGTTCGTGCCTCCACCCTTGCCGCTCCTGTGACTGGTGAGCCTGGCGGTTTCCGAATCGCCCTTGGTGACAACAACGAGTATAATGCCCAGGCCCTCGTGGATGGCTTCTTTGAAGCTGCTGCCCGTCTGGATGAAATCTCGGCTCCCAAGGATGGCCGACATGCTGTACTGTCTCCCCGTCAATACTACACCCTGATCTCTCAGGTTGACACCAACATCCTCAACCGGGAGTATGGTGCTCAAGGTGGTAGCCTGAACACTGGTGATGGCCTGTATCAGATCGCTGGTATCAAGATCCGTCAGAGCAACAACGTACCTTTCCTGGGTCGCTTCGGTAGCCCCACTGGCCCCGTGATTGCTGATGGCGCTCTTGCCACTGGTATGACCTCTGCTGGCCAGAACCCCACCAACGGCTCCTTCGGTGAGCGGAACACCTACGGCACGGCGGCCTCGTTCGCCCACACCTGTGGCCTGATCTACCACCGGGAAGCTGCTGCTGCTGTTACTGCTGTGGGTCCCTCCGTGGAAACCACTGGCAGCGACACCCGAGTGATTTATCAGGGTGACCTGATCGTGGGTAAGCTGGCTATGGGCTGTGCGCCCGTGCGCGTGTCCGTGGCTGGTTCCTTCGACAACCGCACCACCATCTCCTGAGTTTGGTGGCTCCTATTCTGCCCTCTCCTCTTTATTGGGGAGGGGGCTTTCTTCGTATGAGTACCTAGACAGGATACTAATCAACATGAACACACTAGAAGCTGTCAATCAGATGCTTTCTGCTGTGGGTGAAGCTCCGGTCACTACGATCGACACAGACAACCCTGAGCTAGGCATTGCGCTTGCTACTCTTAATCAAGTCAACAAGGAAGTGCAAGCTGAACGTTGGCACTTCAACCGTGAGTACAACTACTCCCTCACACCAAATGTAGATGGGGAATTTGTGCTACCTGATAATGTCCTCTTCATCCAAGTCAACAAGGATCGCTTCCCTGTGCTGTTCGACCTGACGGTACGTGCAGGCAAGCTGTATGATCGCAGGAGCCACTCCTTCAAATTCACCACGGAGCAGATCCTGGTGGATGTGGTGTGGGCCTTCCCCTTTGATGACATCCCACTCCCCTTCAAGCTCTACATCACCCAACGAGCTGCACGGGTGTTTGTATCCCGCAGCCAAGGATCCCAAGAGATGGTGAGGCTGGCCAACATTGATGAAGAAAGGCTTCGTGCTAACTGTGTGGCCTATGATGCAGACGAGCAGAAGCTGACTATGGCAGTAGACAGGAACCGAAACCAATACAACAACACCTTCAGCCCATTTGATGCTGTCTGGAGATTCTGAGATGGCTGTAATTCAACAGACCCTACCTCCCCTCATCAATGGAGTCAGTCAGCAGCCTGATTCCCTTATGGCCCCCGGCACTGTTCGTAGGTGTGACAACTTTCTTCCTGATCCTGTTTGGGGGCTGGCCAAGAGGCCTGGATCTGAACTTGTCAGTACCACCTCTATAACTGAGAAGGGCTCCTGGTTCAACGCCACCTTGAGTGAGTCTGAGGATTTCCTACTATTCGTTGGCCGCTCAGGGAACGTCAAAATCTGGGATGCAGCATCTGGTATTGAGCAGACTGTATCCACTCAAGTCACAAGCTACGCATCCCATGGTAAGCAAGGGGACATCGAGGTTCTCCAGATTGGAGACTTTGTGTTCCTCCTGAATAGAACTAAGCGTGTAAATAAATCATCGGCTACTCTTCCAGCTCAAAGAGTCCATGCGTGGGTTTCTGTAGAAGCAGTCTCATACAACACAGAGTATAGGGTCTCTCTTAAGGACAGCGTACTTAACTTGACATTCAGCTATACCACGCCTTCAACTGGAAGCCTGGATGTCCAGACAGTCATCACCGGGATTAGGAGTGCATTTACTTCAGCACTAGCTGCTGCATCCTCTACTAGATGGACTTCTCTAGCAGCTGGTAATAACATAATCTTCATCCAGAGTGGTGGAGCATGGCCTAGTACTCAAGATCCCCTGATCATAGATGCACGGGGTGGATTCACTGGAACTGCTATACGCGGATATAGTGGCTCAGTGGCGTCCGTTGCCGATCTACCATCCCAGTATCTAGTAGGTGCTCACGTTAAAGTCAACCCTAGCTCTGATGTAGGTCAAGGCTATTGGGTGGCATTTGAATCAAGAGACCAGAATCCAACTGATACCATCGGCACAGGAGTCTGGGTTGAATCGGCCAAGCCTGGGGAGCAGTTCCGGGTGGACTACACCACCATGCCCCATGCCCTTGTGCGAAGAGCTGACGGCACCTGGATCATGCGCTCACTGGACGCTGTGAGCCCCTTGGCGGCCTCCCAAAGTGTGGGGGGTGTGGTAACCGCTGTCGCCCCCACAGGCACCTACAGGGGACGCTACGGAATCGGACAGACGATCCCCCTCTATGGTGGCAGCGGTAAGGGCCTCAAAATCACCGTCACCAACACCAACTCTAGTGGAGCCCCTACAGCTGCTGAGGTGGTCACAGGTGGCCAAGGTTACACTGCTGCTTCAACTGTCACCGCTCTAAATGGAGACGCTTTTACCATCTCGACGGTAGCCACTCAGACGCTATTCAATCCTGTGTTTGCCAACGAGAAGTGGACAGGACGTTCAGTAGGGGAGCTATCCACGATACCCTGGCCAACCTTTGTTGACTCCTACATCACCGGTATAGGCTTTTATCTCAACAGACTTGTGCTAATGAGTGAAGATACCGTGATAACCAGCAAAGCAGGGGACTACTACAACTTCTGGCCTACCTCAGCAATCCAGGTGTTAGATGATGATCCTGTTGACCTGAATGCAGGAGCATCTTCAAGGTTAACTTTCAGATACGCCATTCCCTACAATCGTCAGCTGGTCCTTGTTTCTGAAGATGCTCAGTATGCTCTCAGGACTAGGGATGAAGCATTCAGCCCAAGAAGTGCCGAACTGACCTCGATCTCCAAGATCAGAACTTCCACCGCAATCCGTCCCATCAGGAATCAACTCTCCTGGTTTGTGACTGAAGAGGCTCCTGGTGGTGTAAGGTTCTACGAGATGTTCCCTGGAGCAGATGAGGACCCCAACCTTGGCAGACCTGAGGTATTGAACCTCCAGGCTCCAACCTACATTCCGCCTTTTGTCTTCACGGCAGATGCGGACGCTGACGCTGGGATCCTGGCGTGCGTGTCAGAGCAGGAGCAAAACACAGTTTATCTCTGGCGATGGGCAGAAGCTGGGAGGCAACGCATCCAAGCAGCCTGGTTCCGGTACATCCTGGAGTCCACCATCCGACACATCTACATGCTAGATGACTACATGTATGTTGTTGGAGACTTCAACGGTGTCACAGCCATCAGCCGCTTCAGGTTGTCGGTAACCGATCCTCGTGGATTTATTGAGTTCGACGGGAAGACCTTCAACCCACGTCTCGATCTCCAACTGTATCCAGTCAACCCTACCTTCAATGTCATCACAGGGATCACCTCAGTTGATCTCAATGGGACGGTCTATGATGACTTCCCTGGAGAGCTGACTGTGTTCATCGTTGACGGGCCGAAGACAGGCGTATTCCTGAATGGATCCATCACGTCTGGCATCCTCCAGATTGAAGAGGACACAAAGACTGGCAACATCATCATTGGCCTCCCATTCGTGGCATCTGCAGTGCTGCCTCACATGTACGTCCGTGGGGATAGATCCGAAGTGGTATTTCCTCCCAAGGTGCGCAGGCTCATTGTACGGGCCTACACAAGTGGAGCCTTTGAGGTAAAGGTGCAGTCCCCTGGACGGCCTGACTTCACGAGACGATGTGACCTCAAAACCCCTACCAACTACCTGCTTGGGGATGTAGCCATGTACCGAGTTGCACAAGCATCTGCTCCAATCATGGCTGATGGTGATAAAGCTGAGGTGACTCTGATTGCACCTGACTCTCTACCCACCAACATCCAAGAAGTGTCATGGCAAGGCACATACTCCACACGAGGAATTACACCTAGGTAAGACAATATGGAACCAGTAAGTTTGGCAATAGCTGGGGCGCAAGCTGTTGGCAGTATAGTAAGTGGGATCTTCGGCGCTAACTCAGCCAGGGACGCGGAAGAGGATGCTCGCCGCAATGCAAATCAGCAGCGCATCGAAAGTTTCAATACCCAGGTAGGTAGCTGGCAACTCAATGAGGCCCAAACCGATCTCACTTACGACTTTGCTGTAGCTTCGGCTCGGATGAGTCGTGACCTGGAAAGGGCTGTAGCCTTACAATCATGGCGATCTCAGAATGGTGTTGACGCTGCTGATTGGATTATACGCAGCACCAATCTTGACATCCAGAACCTCTCCGTCAATGCTCAGAACCAGAGAGATGTAGACTTCCAGCGAACTCTTCAAGCTGCTGATCAGCGGGCTCAGATTCGCCAGTTTGAGCAATCGGAGAGGACCTACTCTCAGAACACCCAACTCATTGCGGCAGCTGCAGCTCAGTCTTACAGCTACATCACGGAGAGGCTCAAGTTTGAGAGAGCTGGATTAGCCATCCAACGTGGTCAGGTTCAAGAAGGTTTCAACCAGAGCAAGAAGCAGGCCATCAATCAGGCCAAGGCTCAGGAGGCACGCTTCGCCAACGAACTGAAGCAGGCTGGCCTTTCCGGGGAAGACCTCCAGAAGGCCGTCAGGCAGCGAATGAAGCAGTTCACGGCCACTCAGGACCAGACCCGGCGGGAGGCCTCTTCCAGGGGCGCCCAGGCGGCAGCTACGGGCCGTCAAGGGCAGAGCGCCAACCGCCTCATACAGGACCCCCTTAACCAGGCCTCCCTTGCCCTTGGTGTGCTGGGGATCGAGCTGGCGTTCTTTGGTGAGGAGAGACAGTCCGAGTTGCTCAAACTGGCTGCTGCAACCAACCTCCAGAGCACCCTCACGGATGCGGAGAGGGAGCAGCTGAACATCCGGCTCCAATCTGAGGCTACCCTGGCCAACCTCTCACTGACCGAGAACAACCTGCGGGAACGTGAAGGAATCTTTGAAGCAAATAACAACTTGGCCGACACCAGGCTACAGGCCATGAGTCAGATGAACCAAGCTGAATCGAACCGTGTGCTGAGGCCACTGGATCAGGTTCAAATCTTGGATCCTCTTCAGACTCCTCGCTCGTTCTTGCCTCAGCCATTCCAGGCTCCGATTCCGTTGGCTGCAACACGGGCGAACCGGGCCATCATCCCAGCAAGGCCGATTCGGGCTCCTATGCCTGTACTTGGTCAGCAAGGATTCACCTCAGCCAGCGCATCTGGTGGTCTCCTCCTTCAGGGGATCTTAGGTGCAGCTCAAAGTGGCATACAAGCCTACAACGCCAGACCACCCGCAGCAACACCCATAACACCTCCATAGTAGAACAACATGGCAACTGGTAAAATCACGGTCGCTGCGGTTGACCGTTCAGGTGCTGCAGCCAAGCAACAGGCTGACTTCAACAGAAGCCTGGAGCGAGCTGGAGAAGTACAACAACGGACTGACAACCGGGCACTTGAAAGTTCCCAGGCTGCCGCCGCTTCTACAGGTGAGTTCCAGGTAGAAACATTCTCAAGATCACTCAGGCAGAACGATGCAGCCAATGAGAGGTTCCTTCGTTCTCGCCTGGATGACTTCCAACGTGCCCAACAATTCAGCAACGAGACGTTCCTGAGGGGACAAGAGCTTGGCCTTCGGCAGGCTGAACAAACACGAGCTGTAGATCAGGACATCAGGCAACGGTCCCTACGGCTCAATGCTGAGGTACGTGACCAGAACCTCAAGTCGTTTGCTGCTATCTCTGAAACTGCAGCTAGTATCATCAGGGACCAGGAGCTGGCCTACATCAACAAGGAGAAAGGCATAGGTCTTGCCCTTGGTGCTTCTGAGGGGATGCCAATTGAAGATCAGGAAACTGTCATCCAAGCTGGAAAAGTCCTAGGGGCAGCTGCAGCGGCTGAAGGGCAGGCTAATGAGGTGCTGGCTCAGACTGATGCTATCCAGGCTGAAGACCAGCGAAAGAAGTCTCCTATCAGGAGAAGCTGGAGAGCCTACTATCGTGCTGTTGGCGCCACCAGAAAGATGGCTGCCGAGTGGCAGGTAGGCATCAACACCTGGATAAACTCAGATGAGAAGATCATCCCAGATCCCCTGAATCCTGGTCAGATGATCAGTCCCAAGGAGCTGGCTGCCCGTGGCTCTGCGGAGACGTTTGCGGCAATCAATGCTGGGGCTGCATTCCTACTTGAGAATGCTGGACTAAAAAATGTCAACCCAGCAATCCTGGCTGAACACCTGTACCCTAGATCCACTGAGGTCAATGCCCAGACGGCTGAAAGGGTAATCAATGAGAATAGGAAGCAACAGCAAGAGCAGGAAAGGGAGGACATCACACTCAGTATTGGTGTAGAAGCGGCTGGCATAGGCAAGGATGACTTCTATGGGATGACTGAATGGATCAACTCCAAAACCACTGCATTGAGAGCCACAGGTCTAAGTAACAGGGAGGCCAATGACGTACTTATACCAGCTGTACTCAGCTATGCTGTACGTGTGGGAGACCCTGAGTTATTGGCTCAACTGGAGAGATCCAATGTCAGCAACGAGCAGCCTGGACTCGGATCATGGGGAGAGCATCCCAGGTATCAAGCTGCATTCCGTGAATCCTACGATAGCCTTGAAGCAGAGGATCGTAGCAACGTTCGGATGGCCATCGAAGCTGCCGACAGCCTTGTACCTCAACTCAAACTTGAGCATCAAGAGCGATTGAAAGCAGCAGGAAGCGATCCCAACAAGATCGTTGAAGCCAATACGTGGTACAAGACTCAGCTGGGCAAACTGTCTGAAGCCAACAGCCCTAGGGCACAGCAAGAGCTGCAGGACTTCAACACACGTCCTATTACTGCCTCAGAGAATGCCTTTGAAGCGGTTGTCGATACCTGGGAAAAGACAGGAGAGATTCCATCGGAAGATCGCCTTGAGCAGATGATGCTTGATGGTCAGCTGACCAATGCCCAGGCAGACTTCTTCAGAAGCAAGCGTCCACTCAACGCCGGTAATGAGGTAATCAAAGCTCAGGAATCCTCGATTAAAGGTTTGGCAACAGCCGAGTTTACAAGAGCCATTATCCAAGGTGCAGGCTTAGATACAATCCAGAAGACTGGAGGTGGTGGACGTGCAAGGGTTGAAACCCTAACAGCAGAGACCATGCTGCATTTGTCCAACTGGATTAACAGTCAAAAGGTTGTACCATCTGCATCAGCTATACAGGCAGAGGCACTCAAGTACATTGGGACAGCACTAAAGGATCCAGCATACCAAGTCAAGACCAAGGAGGGGGCCATAGGAGCAGATGGTAAGCGAGAAATACTGTTTGATGGATTCCCTGTTGACTTCAGTAATCGCATCACTTCAACTGTTCGTAACCCCAACTCCCCAACCGGTAGATCCTCCGATGCGAGAGGTATTGTACCACAAGCCCTAACACTCCCCAATGTGAGGCAAGACGCGACTGTTGCTACCACTGAACTGGAGGAGAACATACAGCGTATCTCCCAAGGTCAGCTGCCAACTCCACGAGTTCAGGGCATCGTCAATGTCACAGGTCTTCCAGCACACAGCGTACTCACACAGCAAGCAAAAGTCAACGGCATGGATACAGCCCCCATACAGCAGCTCCCAGTTGTTATTCAGATGCAACAGCAGAGCCTCATCAACCCACAGGAAGCACAGCTACAGGTACTCCCACGACTCCCAGAGCAGAGGCGTGCCTATGGCTACGAGAGGTTCATGCGGACCCGTCAGTTCTTGGAAATGCAGAGCAAGGGTGCTGTAGCTCAGACCAAACTGGCCAACATGGGTAAGGTTCAACTGGTCAATGGTGAGGTGGTGATTGATCGAAGTGAAGGTGGTGGGGACTTTGAGGTTGAAGCTGTTCGTCCAATCCTTGACATGATCGCTGGTCCCGAGGCTGGAGCCCAAGGATACAATGCGGTGAACCGTAGGGTCTCTGACGACACACGAGGAGGCATCCAATCCATTACCGGCAAGACAGCAGACCAGCTAACAGTGCGTGAAGTGATTAGCCTCCAAAAGAGGGGGATCATCAATGCCTTCGGTCGTTACCAGATCATTGGTGGAACTATGGAGCTTGCTGTCCGTGGATCTGGTGTGTCTATGGATGACAGGATGACTCCTGAAGTTCAAGATCGACTCGGCGCTGCCCTACTGCTCAATGGTCAACGTCCCACACTGTCTGCATACATCAAGGGTCAGAGCAACGACCTGGTTGGAGCTGTCAATGAGGCATCAGATGAGTGGGCAGTTCTGAAGAACAAAGCAGGAGGAAGCCGTTACAATGGCCTAGCCGGTAATCGGGCCTCCATCCCTGCATCTCAAACTGCAGCCATGTTGAAGCTTGCACGCGAGCGTTATCAGCGTGCCATAAGCAACAGCCCAGATCCCGGTGATGGTACTCTAGCCACCATTGTTGATGTAGGTAAGATGCTCCACGGCCTAGGCCTAAGTGTTGCTGAGCATTCAGCCTTCGACAAGCAGCGTGGGTATGTCGGAAAGGGTAACGCCAAAGTTGGTGGTCACTCTGATAACTCCCATCACTACTCCGATCGCGCCATCGACATCACAGACTGGAGATCAAAGACTGAGCCCAAGAGCTACTGGCAAGAGAGGAAGCGTGCCCTCAAGGATGCGTGGATGCCTATTGCCAACAAGTACGGTCTAGAGCTTCTAGGTCCAGGTGATCCTGGTCATGGTGAGCACATTCACCTTGCATTCCCTAACGGTACAGTTCCCCGTTACATTCTCGGCTTGCTGCGGCGAGCATACGATGGTGTGATGAGGAAATATCCACTTCGATAAAAACAATGTCTATCTACAAGACACTTCAGATCACTGGGGGCCAACCGGCTCCCATTACTGAAATGACCGAGGAAGAGAAGGCGAAGCTGAGGCCAGCCCCTCGTCCAAAAGGCCCCTCGTCCGAAGAACGGATGAAGGAAGCCAACAAGAAGAAACCCGGAGCCAAGAGGACCAGCAACCCCCTGGAGCCCATCGGCAAGGCCATCGACAAGGTGACCAACGAAGTCGAGTGGGGTGCCAAGGCTGCCGGTAATGCCCTTGGGAACGTGATCCGGGGCGCAGCCGGGAAGGAGCCTGTCACTGTCCAGCAAGCAGAGGCCTCTCAGAGGCGCAGGAAGGCCCAAGGAGGACCGCAGCCACTCAGTCCATCCACCCCAGCGGTTGCAGAGACCAAGAGGGTCCTTGGTGGTGTCCCTGCGCGTGCTCTGGAGAATGTGATCGACACGGGGGCTGCGGTCACCGATGTGGTGCGTATGGTAGGCAGGAATGCGGTTGGGATTGAGACCGATCCCTCTCAGAATCCATTCCACCCAGAGTATGTGGAGCCTAGGCTGAACACAGGAGTGTTTGTACCTAAGACTGCTGGTGGTAAGTTTGCGCAGAATCTGGTAACCTTCGGGGCGACAATGAGCACCGCCTGGAGGGCACTCCCTAAAGCCACCGGTAAGGTAGGTGTTGCTATAAAGGCTGAAGTGTCATCCGGCATTGCAGACATCATCACCACAAAAAAGGGTGACCCCAACCTGACTGGCCTGATCAAGGGGCTTCTTCCTGAGGAACTCCAAGATAACCTTGGACTGATCGACTACTTGATCAGCGACGAAGACGACACGGCAGCGAGTTCACGAGTCAAGGCTATCCTTGAGGGGAGTGGTATCTCTGCGGCTGCAGCTGTTGCAATTCGTGGCCTCAAGGCTGCGAGGAAGTCCTACGCGCTGTCAACCACAGGGGAAGTCAAGTCTGACCCAGACGCACCTGTACCTGGAAAGCGAGGTAAAACCAAAAGCAATCAGGACAAAATTGAAGCTTTCCAGCAAGCCCTGAGGGCTGCCAACGAGGAGATGACCAAGGCTGCCGATGAGGTAGCACAAGCCGCAACCCGTGAAAGCGAGTTGTTTGCTGATATTACCCTTCGCTCCCAAGATGACATCCAGGCACGCCTCGATGAGATCGCTGTTCAGCGTCAAGAACTGGAGGAGATGGGAGACCTTATACCTCCTGGCAAGCAGGAAGACCTCGATGCCCAAGAGAGAGTCCTGATCAACCTCAACCGCTCCCTGGATGCAGACATCAGCACTGGGTACACTCCCGCTGATTACAACCTGCTTCCTCAGGAACGGTCAGCCACGTTTGAGCCGGTGGACATCACTGATGCCATCAAGGCCCGTACTGGCACTGTCTCCGTCCTGACGGATGCTCAGACCAAACTCCTGGGGCTCCAGGAAGGCCCTGCTGCTCGTATCCTCGATGCAGGCATCAACCGTCCTGAGGTCCAGGAGTTCGCTGCCTCACGCTTCAAGCCTGATCGAGAGAACATGGCTGACGCTTTGCAGGCTGAGCGTGATCTCCTTGAGTCAGTCACCGGAGACGACCTGTCTGCACTTGACAAGCCCATCGAAGCCTTCCGCAAGCGTGGATTGGTAGAGCAGGTACGTCAAGCTGATGGTATCACGGTTGAGCAATTCAATGATCCAGGTGTGATCGTAGGTAGGACCTACATCAAGAGTACAGCTGAGAAAGCCGCCAAACTGGCTGATGAAGTGATCCACCTAACCGAAGAAGGTCAACCACTTGGCAACACTGTGGATCGGATGATCGACAACCTGGCTGCCACTCTCCGGCTCACAAAGGAGACCTCCTCACGAGCTGGTCGCAGGGTGCGTATGTTCGGCCTGCCCATCAACCGTCAGACCGGAAACATCAACCTACTGGCTAAAGGTGATGAGGGCATGGATGGATTTGATGACATCCTCCAGACCCTGAAGAGCATCCAGGACAAGTGGAAGGCTGGAGACGTTGAAGAGGCACGCCAGGACATCTTGGCTATTGCTGCGTCCCTCCGAGCTTCAGGAGGTAACCCTGAGAAGATCATCCCATTCTGGCAACTTGTCAGGAAGGTGGGAATCAAGGATGCTGGCTCAGTGATGATCAACAGCATCTTCAGTGGACCTATCACCCAGCTCAGGAACATCAGCGGTAACGCCTACAACGTCATTGAGCGGCCTTTGTCTTCGATGATCTATGGTGTAACCAACCTCGATGAGCACTCTATCCGAGCAAGCATGGCTGGGATGCACGGCCTGGTCATGGGACTTGGTGAGGCATTCACGGCTGGAGCCAAGGCCCTGAAGGACCCAGCATCCATCAAGTTGTCTGGAGATGGTAAATATCACGTAAGCAATGCAAAGACTGATGACGAGATTGCTGAACTGATTGCACGAGCCAAGACTCCCTCAGAAAAGGCGGCTGCTAACTTCATGAAGCTGCAGCACAGGTTCATTGCCGCTAACCCGTTGTTCAGTTGGCCTACACGTTTACTGACTGCTGGGGATGAAGCTTTCCAAAATCTACTGCTTCGTCAGTGGTCATATCAGGAGAGCATGTTTGTTGCCTCTCGGGATGGTGGGAACCTCAAAGAGAAGTTTGACCTGGCCCTAGGTGAGTTCAACCAGAAGATTGCACCTGATGGGAGCATCCTGGATGATGACCTCAAGGAGTGGATTGCTCAGGGTACGTTCCAGGGTGACCCATTTGAGGCAGTTAAGAGGTTCTCTTCGTTCCTTGAAGCTGTTCCAGTGCTTAAGTGGTTTGTTCCTGTTGTGAACACACCATCGGAGATTCTCAGGTACGTTGGTAAACACACCCCATTCCTCAACAAAGCATTCACCAAAGACTATGCTGAAGTGGCTAGGCTTGCAAAGGAGTCGAAAGACCCAGAAGCACAGGCCAAACTAGCTGTGTACGAGGGACGAGTTGGAACAGGGATGATGATGGTGATGGGTGGAGCAATGCTCGCAGCCAGTGGAAACCTGTACGGCTACGGCCCTCCTCCAGGATCCAGAGCAAAACTTGCATGGGATGCAGCTGGAATCAGACCCCTGACAGTGAAGGTTGGTGGAAAGTTGATTGACTTCAGTTCATCTGAACCTGCTGCCACAATTCTTGGCATGACAGCGGATGCTGTTAACTTGGCCATGCTTGGGTACAACGATGCTGGACACCATCTAGGTGCATACGCAGCATTTACCATTGCCTCTGGTTTGACTGATAAATCGTTCTTTGCTGGTATGCAAGCCATTGCAGAGATGATCAACCCTAGAACCTCTGAATCACAACGTGAAGTAGTGTTGGCTAACCTGATCAACAACAGCCTACCCTTGTCAGGCTTCCGTCGTGGTATCTTTAACACGATCAGTCCTTACAGGAAGGAGTACAAGAGCCTGTCAGATAGAGTGTGGGAGCAGGCTTCAGCTGGTATGGTCAGCACAGGTGCCCTCTCAATTGACCCCTTCACCGGGGAGCCAGGCATCTCTGCTACAGGTGGATTCTTCAACGCCAACTCTCCCATCCGAATCAGCACCCCAACTGAGGACCCCCTCAAGTGGGCACTGTCTGATGATGGCTATGGCTTTAGGGACTTTGATCGAGGCCCTCAGAGCATGGAGATGACACCTGAGGATAAGAACGAGCTACACAAGCGCATGTTCGACATGGGCCTCCGTGACTCCCTGGAGGAGTTGATCCAGACCCCTGAGTACGTGGAGCTTCGTGACAGCTGGGATAGGCGCCCATACAACCCGGATGAGCCTAGCCTCGCCCCCCCGCACATTCAATTGATACAAGGCCGGGTCAACTCCATGAGACGTGCAGCTCAGATGGCTATGGCTTCAGAGAATGAGGACTTCCGTGTGAGGCTGCAAGAAGCAGCTCAGATGCGGCGTAACTTCCGTCAAGGTGAATACAGCAAGAGGAACAGAGAAACAGTCTTGCAGAAACTGACAACAATGCCGAATTGATAGATGGCCTACAGACTTACCTACACCGGGAACGGGTCTCAACGTGACTTTGTTGTTCCTGCAGACTACATCCGCAAGTCACATGTAACCGCTAGGATCAATGGGGTTCTAACCACTGCCTATATTTGGTTTTCTGAAACTATTATCCGTTTTGATGTAGCACCAGCGAACGACGCCTCTATTGTTCTAGAGAGAAAACCTCCAGTTGATAGTCCGCTAAACGATTTTACGAATACCACCATTATCACGAATGAGGCACTAAATGAGAACTTCAGGCAAGCCCTACAGATAACTGAAAGGGCACTAGAAGCTGACAGTGCTGATACAGCGGTAGCCGCATCCAGGGCAGACAGATTGACCACGGCACGCACCATCAACGGCGTGTCATTCAACGGCACCCAGAACATCACCGTTCGGGCCGCACCCAGCCATTCCGTCTACAAGACAGTGTATGTCAGCCCGGAAGGCAGTAACACCTCTACCGGGAGAAATGACGACAGGCCGTTTCTGTCGCCCGAGAGGGCAATAGAGTATATTTTAGATCAAGCAGATACTGCTGGCTGGACTATCAAGCTATTGGGCGATGCAGTCACCGAAGGCGAGCTACCACTTCCCGACTTTACCACTGTCGATTCCACCAACATGCAGCGCCGAGCTGTAATTAGACCAGTAAGCAATAGCGATGCCAATGCCCAGAAAAATGTCTTCTTGATGGGAAACGGATGCCACCTCTATGGCCTGAAGTTTACCGGTTGGAGAGTTAACGACTTTGCCAACCCCTCTACGGGCTTCGCTATGGCCTTCCGGCCTGGCGCGATCATTCTCCCAGGGGGTGTGCCATACGGGCAGAATTGTGTCGTTACAGCGGCACTCACTGATGTCCCTACCCCCCTGCCAGGGGATGCAGCCAACGGCAATCCAGCTCAACCAAGAGGTGGTGGCTGCGCTATTGCCGATGGATCCGTGCTATCCGCATACTCTGTCTATCCCAACATGATGACGTGGGGCTTTACCCCTGCATCTAAGAATGGTATTGGATATGTAGCCAAGAACCGAGCACATATTAACTGCGTGAACGCCATTGGCGTCGGTCAGCATAAGCACTTCATGTGCCTGGCGGGCGGCAACATGGTTTTGTCTGGATGCTCCTCCCAGTTTGGGGACTACTCCCTCTGGAGCGAAGGCACGGTGCCCCGGATCGAGCCGCTGAAAGTGGCGCCGGAGGTAATTGCATCATCGACCGGAGCACAAGCTTCGATTGCCGGAATTAAGACAGCTTTAGTATCCGCAGCCTCGTCCTACATCAATGGCCTCAGGACATGGACCGCGACTCAACAAGCTCTGTTTGCCAAGGATACTGGACTCATTGCGGACGCTATTGGCGTTTGCCTTGAGTACGGAACCGACGAACCTATGCTTAACGTGGCTGACGGTTTCTTCAAGTTTGATGGTCTGCCAGTGCTCCCATATAACCAACTGGCCGACTGGAAATTGAGCTGGGTCTTTATCCGTGATTACATCAAAACCAACACGTCCTTTAGCTCTGGAGTCGATGCTTTTATTGACGCCTTGTTTGCTCGACTGGTTGCAACTTTAGACAATTACTTCTTTGAAGTTGGATCTGGCCCTGCGCCCTCTCCGGTAGAGCGTGTGAGAGTAATTGAGCGATCTCTGTTGACTGCCATTGCACACCAATGGACTTCATCCAGGGCTGGCACACAGTTCTTCCGTGTACCCCCTGCCCCCACTGCCCGCAGCATCCAGCGCAGCATTGTGCAACGCAACGGCGGGCGAATTATCTTCTCCGGCCAAGACGATGCCGGAAACGCCTGTTTTGTAGGTGGCCTCACCATTGACGCTCGCAGCGGCCAGCTGGGCGGCCCACCGTTCGACACGGCGATCAGGAACCGAGTCACCCGTTCTGTTATTT